TGGCATTTTATTTCAGCTCCCTTTTAATTATCTTTCAATTGCTCCGACAATGGCTCTCACCAATTCTTCGGAACATCGTTCAAATGTCTGTTTGATAAACGGTCTTGCGTGGTTCGTTGTGGAATACTCAAATATGTTCGATAACGGGATGTTTCTTCCTTTGGATCTCACTGTTTTTGTATTACCTACAAAGCGTGTCATTTTGTATTTTCGCTTTGTTCCCTTCCATGATCTATGAAATTTCCCACTATCAACCGGGCTGGCATCCTTCATTCGCCGTATCAGAATTTTTTCCGCTTCGTCCAGCCCTTCTTCTGTTGCGGCATGGACCTCTTCTTCGTATTCAGCTAAAACCTCGGTGAGTGAATCGCTCAAGCTTTCCAAGCTAACCGGAATAGATAGGTTTGAATCTTCCCTATATCCGCTCATTAGATGGCCCTCCAATAGTTGCACTCTGCGACAGATGTAAAGCATCCAACTTCATCAACATCCCCGGCGTCAAAAAATCCTCCATGGCATAAAAAACCCGCGCTTTTCAACGCGGTTAGAATCTGGTCTTCTCTGCTTTCGACGTCTGTTCGTCCGGTTGGCGTGTCGCTCATCTCGTATTTGTGGTAGTACTTAACCGTCACGTCAGCCTCTTTTGTGATTATCTGGCCATTGTCTATTAATTCAAGCTCGTTGTCACCTCCAAGAGTGTACACAATGTACTCGTCCTGATCCCCAATGTCTGCTTTGCGCTGCCAGAACACATACACTTCACTGTTGAAAGCCGCATCAAGCGCGGCCTGAACCATTCCTCTTATCCCACTCATTTTGGCTCATACCTCCTGACTCGAAACTCCATGAACTGGTTTTCGTTTGCTACGTTATCAACACCGCCCCAAAGCTCGTACACGTTTGGATTATTCTTTTCTGGAAGTCCATTTTTTAGCGCTCCGTTGTCCGAATTTTTCACGACGACAACTTGCTTTCGATTCATCTTTTCGTAAACGTCTGGATGAAAAAACGTCCTAACTGTAGCCATATCGGATACACCTAGAGATTCGGCAGCTATAGCCCTGTCTCCGTACCCTCCGCGCCATTCAGCGTAAAGTGCATCTGGAATTATTTTTGTCCATGTTTTTGTTGCGCCTGTTCCCGGTACATATGCGCTTTCACCCGCGTAGTAGTAGAGTGGTGTAGATGGATTAAATTTCATTTGGTTTCACCGCCTAAGAAATAACGTACGTTTCGGACGCGACAGCGCTTGGATACCATGCATATCGGAACGCTTTTGCCTTTAGCGTGGTTGTAGCGGAGATGTTGATACCGCCCGTGTACTCCGTGCTTTCCTCTGTTGGTGTGGTTCCGTCTGTCGTATAGTAAATTTTTGCATCTTTGGTTGTGCAGCTCAGATTGACAGATTGCGCACCGGCGTATGTTCCACCAGCCGGATATGCTGTAGGCGTTGCCACGGTTGATACTTGTGTTCTACCTTGTGCAATCATTGAAATCATTACAGGATGATTCGTAAGCTGCGATGGGTCCGTCGATTGCGCCATTTTACAGTACAAAATCACAGCCTCGATTGCGGTTGCGGACGGGGATGATTGGTCTATCTCCCAGCCGCCGTCCTTGAACATCCCCAAGGCTCCGTTAATCATTCCTTGCACTTCTGCGTCTTTTTGTTCTGTAGAGTAAAATACCCCAATTCGCGGTTTTACCGCGTCAATAAGCGTCATATGTCACCACCTCGCTAATAAAAATACCGCCATATGGCGGTTATGATTTGGTATACTCTACCCAGACTAAATATCCTGCGTTTGTAAACATTGTGTTACGAATCGCCATCCTTAGCTCCAAAGAATCATCAACGTAGAAGTTGACGCCATCCGGTACATAATTAAATGACATCCTAACACCATCGGCACGAGTTAAACACCCGAGCATAAGAAGAACTTTGTTTTTATCTGGTACTGTAAGGCCCGTGGAAGTGTAAGTACCCGCTGAGTAATCAGATCCTGTCACTCCACTTCCGCATTTTCTATAAACGGCCTTACCATTCCACAGCTTTCCAGTCTGATATTCTTTTCCGTCTGGAATATACTCGTCTGCTGTTGACATCCATGTGCCTGCAAATTTGCGCCATGTAACTTGTGTAATTCCAGTGGCATTTGTCGCAACGAGGACAGTCGTTGCCGCTGTGTATTCCTGCCACACGCTCCATTCTGCACCATCAAAACAAAGTACGTCATTGAGTTTACCAACAGGCAAACCGCCAGTCGGCGTAACTGTGAAAATGTAATATCCTCTATCAGTCGGCTTTTCTCCAGATATCAACATAACGGATGTAATTATAGGATTGGTTATTGTTCGTGTTTGGCAATGGACGCTATAACTATCCCCTTGCGCCAAGACTTTATATGTCGCCATACCGCCGTCAGCAATATAATCTGTTAGAGCATCTGGAGCGGTATAGGTCACGCCGCTTGAAGGACCTCCGTTTGCATTGGATACGACGATAAACTTATTGACATACGTTGTGCCATCTTGCGATATCAACGCAACTGCAGCTGCCCACGTATCTACATAAGTGATATCGTTCTGCGCTACCCATACAGCTTTATCTTTCGTTGCATCGGTGCATAGGTATGTTACGTTGCTATATTTCCAAGTCGAACCAATACCGTATCCTTGTGTGCTATCATCTGTCGCAATTGGCGCTGCCGTTGCGTTTAGATTGGACTTTACGCCAACGTCAATCTTTGCCAGTTTTTCACGCTCGGCGGAAGTAATCCCGCCATTTGATTTCCATCCCATAGTTGTCTCCTTACGGCGTGTCCCATTGGACAGTTGCGGCAGATTCAGAATACAAGTGCATTGTAGATATAGCTGCGCGTTTATATGATTCAAAGCACCCGCCATCTTCTATGTATACTGCGCCCATGTCATCGGTTCCGGTAATTGTGCTGTTGAATTTTACATACACCGTACCTCCTCCGGAAAATAGCGCGACATTTTGCACATGATTTGTAAACTCTACAATCTCTTCTGTATTCGCTGTGAGCGTCGTTCTTTTTACTGCGTCGCCGTTAATGTTAGCCATTAATCACACCGCCTTACACAAGCAAATAAATGTCAACGTCCTTCGATCCGTCTGGCGCTCCGTTTAGAGTAAACAAGTTCTTTTCAAGTTCGTCTGTGTCAGCTGTAATAGTCCCTGTATCTGCTGTTCCTCCGAGCTTTGCCATTAGCAACGTAGAATACGGCAACATATAAGGAAGTCCTACAGCCTTTCCCCATCCGATCGCCGTAGTTGCTCCGGTTCCGTCATGGGCCGGGATTGTAATGCTGGTAACGGTTTTAAATGCCTTTGATCCGGTAACAGTTCCTGCGGTGTTGGCCGTAAACGCCGGAAGCGTTTCGGTGATAGTTTCTCCCGCGTAGTTCGTTCCGGTAACGACCACCTGAATGGCTTTGATATCAGCCGCTGTACCTCCTGCCGTTGCAGTGATAACACGTGGATAATCCGGATTTGTAATTCCAGTTGTGATAGTCTGCTCGACCCCTGTGTCGGTCACGGCTGTGTGAATCCCGTCAGTGTCTGCGGCGGCAAGTGATGTGTAGGTCAGGTGGACAGGTAACGCACGTGGACTTCCTTTGTGGTCAACATCGTTTGAAACGTAAGCCCCGTTTCGGTCATAAGGTGCATTCATATATATACCTCCTTAAAAGTAACGGGGCAGGAAATACCTGCCCCTTGTGTGTTGTTGTTTACGCCTTTGTCAGCTTGACGAACGCAGCGGACAGTGCTGGCTTTGCATCCAAGAACATAGTTCCACGATATACGCGGCTCGTGCTCAGGAATCCCGCGCTGTCATCAGCAATGATAGTTGGATTCTGGTTGATGTTCATGTAGTAGTATTCAGGATTCATCAGCAAGATTGTGTCGTCTGGCATGTAGTAATCAACTACAATTGGGAAACCGAGAGGACTTGAAATCAGGCCAGTGATGGGATTCTGTGTAAACAGAGGCTGTGCGGTAGAGGTTTTGATCTTATAAATCTGTGCTTCCATAGCAGCATTCACGACCCACACAGCGTTTGTTCGATACAGGCCGAGCAACTTCTTTGCGTTAACCATATCGTCATAGCTTAGTGATGTGGTATATGTTGCGCTGTTAACGCCGTCGGACCAAGCCACGCCAGACAGAATGCCAGTAGGCTGAGAAGATCCGGTGCCGTTCAAGATTGCGTTTTCCACAGCAATTGCAAGCTGGTCAGAGATGGCAGAAACGACATAAGCTTCCAACGCGTCAATAGCCATAAGGATAAGCTGCCCCTTGACCTTTGCGAACTTGGATAACGCATAAGAGCCTAGAGCAACCTGAGATAATGTATCGTCCCGGTCTGGATCTGGCGCAGTATCTGTCCACAGAGCAGCGGTTTGAGCGTTAGCAACAGGCAGCACAACATTGCCAGGGATGTAGGTCTTCTGGATCAATCCGAACAATGCGCTGGTCTGGGTCATGCGCTTAATGATCATGTCGTACGTGACGGTAGGCACAGCCGCACCACCGGAATCAGACGCGATGGTTAATGCACGTTTTTCGACATCGCTAAAATCCTTTCGCCCGGCAAGCACTTTGAAGTATCCGCTACGATACTCAGGGCAAGCAAACAAAGCGGAGCGCATTTCCGCTTTCTGTTCTTCGGTTGTCACAGGCATAGCAAAAACAGCGTCGATTCCGCGCTTTTCGCCGCCTGTAACACTTGCACCAATCGCAAAGGAACCGATTGACTTTAAAACCCCAACAGGTTCAGCGCTGCGACCTTCTGCCCCATCACCAGGAAGCTTTGTGCCGCCAGCAACGGGCTCGTCAGGAATTGCGTCAATTGCACTACGCATTTCTGCGATCTGTCCGTTGACTACCTCGATATCTGCGTTAATGCCACGCAGTTCTACAACGTCCTTGGATGCCTCGGACTTGGTGACAAGCGTTGCTTTTCTCGCTTCCATATCAGCAAGCAGTTTCTTCAATTTATCTTTCATAGTTACCTCCTAGGCGTTAGCCTTGATTTTATTTTTTAGTTTAAGGATCTCTAGCTCGTTGGAACTCTCCAGTTCCGTTGACCGCCTGGCATTCTCCAATACCATTTTCGCGCTCTCCAGCGCTGTAGCGTCACGGGCCGTTATGTCAGTCCCGGGATTAGCCGGGAGTGATACCGCAGATACTTCATAGACTTTTGCTACATCAGTGATCATTCGTTTTGGGTAATCAGTGTCAAGTCCGGTCCATTCATCTTTACGAATTTTAAAAATGTATGACATGCCGGAAATATCTCCACGACTCACAGAACCATATAACGCTTTTGCTTCGGAATTGTTTTCCGTGTCAAGGACAGCCCTTGTCCCAAGACCTTGATCGTCAGCTGTAAGTCTCAAGGTAGAATTTGCGTTATTGTTCCGACTTCGTGCAAGTGGGATTTTAGACAAGTCGTGATTGATAGAAAAAAGCACATCCGAAAAGTCTGTGTTATCGAATGCGCCTCTTGCAATTGTTTCTTCCCAGCAACCATACATGTCATACGACTGGCCAAACACAGCAGCATGACCTTCGATTACGTTGCCACCATCCTCCGCTCTAATGTCCGGCATAGAAAACGCTCGAACTTCGCTCGTTCCGTTTTTTGGCAGTTTGCCCATCATTTTTCCTCCTTTGTTGTCGTAGATTTTCCGCTCAGTTGATAAGTTGTGATATATGATCTATCCATAAAGTTAAGTGATTGTGTGATTCTTGATCCGCTGCCATCCGCAAGCGGAGGATACCCAAGAATAGCAAGTTTTTGGTCGTCAGAAAGCAGGCCTTGTTCGCCTCCCGTCTTAATCAGATCCAACTTTGCTGCAGTGGACAGGTACATCATGTCGCGCTGGTAAAATACAATCTTGTTGCCAACGTCGCGCTCTCGCTGAGTGAAGCAGCATTTTGTGAATGCCTGCCCCATCTTTATTAGAATAGGCTCCAAAGCTCTTTCGTAAGTGGCTTGATACTCTTCGTCTGTAAAGTTTCCGCTTGCAACAGCCGAAGACACGCCCCACCATTTCAAGATTCTACTCTCGATAAATTCCATCGTTTCTTTGTCAATAACCTTCGGGTCCATCTTAAACGGAGTTACGTCGCCAGTTGCCAAGTCTGTAACCAAAAAACCGCTTTCGCCAGATTCAATCTGCTTCTCAAATCGCTTGCGCTCCGCTTCTGCTTTTTCTCCATTAAGCAATGTGTTTACCTTCATAATCGCTTGAACGCTAAGGCTTGTTTTTATCGCTTTTTCCATCCCCTGCAATGCAATGCTGTCAGCATTAATGACTTGCTGCAGGGCTGTGTTGTCCGGACTTCCGTTCGCCCCGCCGCCCATTACCTCATTTAGGGAGAATTTTTTGCGCAGGTGGATAACATCGGAATATGGAATCGTGACATCATTCCCGCCGCTAAAGTAAAATTTCACAAACAATTGATTGCTTATGTCTTGCAAAAATTCGACTCTAGATGGATTTAACGGATAGAATCCAGTAAATGATTTGCTTTCATTCCCGTTTGTGTCTACCTTCTTTTCATACGTCGGGTAAATAAAGCTGTTGTAGTTAAGGCAATACATCCAAACGACTTTTTCGATAAAATCGCTTGTTATCATGATCTGGTTTGGAGTAGAGTCAAACAGCCGATTAATATTGCTGTTAGGAGTCGACTGCACTCCTGTTTTGTTGTCAACTTTAATGTGGCGCGGTTGCAATTTGCTGCACTCAGTAGCTATCACATCAATGCAGTTCTGAACAATATCGGATGCATAGACGCTTTGACCGTACTGCGAAAATATCGGTGTTTGTCCGCTCAACATTTTCGCATACTGCATTTTTCCACCCGTTCGCCTATTCACAATATTTTCTAGAAACAATTAACCGCCCCCTTTCGTTTTCGCATAGGCGACAGCTGCCGCAACGAAAAATATTCCAGCAAATATGATGCCTGCTGGAACATAAATAAGCGACACACCGACTGTTATCAGTGCGCCGCCAATCAATAGCAAAGCATCGGATATATATTTTTTCACTTCGTCACCTCAACATTGTTAAATATTCCGCGCGGTATCGTGTGTACATCGAATAACATATAATTGTTGTTACACATCCGTCTATGCGGCGGTTTTTGTTGTCTCGGATTTTGACAGGCATGATGTATCGATCTTGCGAATCAAGCTGAAATGCA